ATGGCACATCACGATTATATGGATGCTGTATTAGAATTACGTGCTAGGTGCTTGTTAGCACATATTCCCAATACAGTAAGACGTATACGATGGACTGAAGGTGATCACGATTTGTTCGATGATATGCGGTATAACTTAAATGATTTAGAATGGCTTAAAGAACAAGAAGCCACTGTAGAAAAAAATACAATAGTATGGTTAGATAACGAATACGCACAATTACATTATCACGCCAACGACATGATCAAGAATCATCAAAATAAATTTAAAGGTTGGACTTGCAACGCAGGTATAGAAAGTCTCATGATAAATTGGGACGGTGATGTACATCGCGCCACTTGTAGAGTCGGTGGTAGTCTAGGCAACATATACGAAGATACGTTTGTTGCTCCTAGCGAACCCGTTAGATGCGATAGAAATTTCTGTACCTGCGCGGCAGACATTCCAATAACAAAACATGCAAACAACAGCAATTAACTTACGTAATCCCGAGCCCATGATGGTTACATGGGAAATGCTTCGCAGATGTAATTTAGATTGTACATACTGCGAAAGTACTCGCCACGACAATACTAGCAAGATGCCAGAGTTTGAAGAACTAAAACAAACATTTGATTTTATACGAGAATATGTAAACTTGTACAACTCTAAACGTACTGACAAATTACACACTAGTATGGACTTTACAGGTGGCGAGCCAACTGCTAATCCTGCATTTTGGCCATTACTTGAATACATTAAACAGTTTGACGGATTCCATCTAGCACTTACAACTAACGGTACATGGGGCCCGACATTTACAGAACGTATTGCTGAACATTTTTCTTATGTTACTATTAGCTGGCATGCTGAAGCTGAAGAACATTTAAAGACACGTACAGTTGCTAATATTCTAGCATTGAAAGAACGAGGCTTGCGTGTTCAAGCAAACGTAATGTTACATTGTGATCACTTTGACGAAGCAACTAATTTATGCAATATGCTTAAAGAAAAAGGTGTAATGGTAAATCCTGTTCCTGTTGGTGACGGAGTTACAGTACGTAAAGGGTGGTTCCAAGATGCCGATGGTACTAATCGCAGAACTAGCCATGAATATACTACAGAACAGCAAGACTGGTTCTTTAAATTTATGGGTCGTGAACGTCCTGCTAGTAATTCACAAGAAGGCACCAACGTTGGTCGTGCTTGTTGCGGTGGACGTTGTACTACAGGCAAAGTAGACGGTGTATGGCAAGATGTTAAATTAGTAGACAACTGGTTTAAAGATTGGTACTGTACTGTTAACTGGTACTTCTTACATATTGAACAACAAAACGGAAATGTGTATCATCATCAAACGTGCCAAGCAACACACGAAGGTCGCGGCCCTATTGGTAACTTAAAAGACACCACTAGCATACTACATAAAACATACGCTATGCTAGGGCAAGAAACAATTGCCCCTATCGTATGTCCTAACCTACGCTGTGGATGCGGTATGTGTGTACCTAAAGCAAAAGAGTTTGCCGACTTTAAAGACTTATGGACTGCTACAACTATTATTCCTATATTAGACTTGGGACTGTAGCAAATGTGCTAGCTCAGGGAACGTCTTAATAAAATCTGTACCACGTATAGTTTCCATCTTTTCAATATATTCTACAAATGCAGGCAATTGTGCGGTATGATCTTCAGCATCCATAAAGTCTAATATTGCTTGCCAACGTTTCCAACCATAAGGATTTTGTTTCCAAAAATCTTCATCTTGTCTATAGTTAGCATACAGCCATGTAGCAAGATCTGCAAAGCTCTTACGCACTTGTTCTTTGTCATATTCTGGCAAACATCTAATACTTAAGAATGTTGGAATATACAACAAATGCATATTAACGATCCCGCCGCCAGCTTGTATTCCGCCTGTGATATTTTCAAAGTTTACTTTCTTAAAATTCTGCTGTATCTTCCACTTGGCCAATTCAGGCAAGTGTTTGATGTTTAGTATCTGTATAGCTGTGGCAATACTAACTTGTATGTTGTCAGGAGTGCTATCTAGCTTGTGAAGATTACGTTCGATAATAGCCCAATCACTAGGATAGCGTATATAGTAATTACGGTCACCGACAGCATCAATACTAAAACCCACTTTAACTTTTTTGAATTTTTTCCATAGTTCAATAATTTCGTCATTTACCAATAGCCCATTTGTGTTGTAGCGTACAAGGATCTTGTCTGCGTAACCTTGTCTAATAATTTCTTCAAGGAACAATTTATGCTCCTTGATAAGCAAAGGTTCTCCGCCAGCAAAGTACACTTGTTTAAGATTAGGAATCTGTGCATACATCTCTTTCCAGAAGTCTGGATTCTCATACCAGTAATTGTCAAACGTATCGCTATTCCATGCCATCTGTTCTTTGAGTTCTTTAGCTTGGAATATAGGATATACTTTCTTGTGATCCGCCACCCACATGCTACTGTCATGCGGGCTACACATAATACATTTTAAGTTACAAGTATGTCCTAAACGTAAGTCTAGATAAACTAGCGTCTCAGGAACTGTACCATCTTCTTCAGTTTGTTTTATAAGCTCAGGCAAATCGATACCATCTTCAACCCATGTACCGGTTTCCCAAATGCGCTTGCTGGCCACCCCGTTAAATTCTTCTTTATGGCACTTAGCACAACTAGCCGGAATTTTTCCTTCCAACATAGTCAAACGTACATCTTTCATGTACTCATTATTCCAAGCACTCATAGGAGTTTCACGACCAAAGTTTGCGGGTCGACCTGTTTCATTTTTTACTAGACCAATTTCATGATCAGTACCTGCTCCGCTACTGTTAGCATTACAGCATAATCGCATGTCGCCGTTAGGACGAGTGGCAAAGTGTATCCATGGCAGTACGCAGAAAGTCTTACTTCCTGCTAGTATTTCTATTTTATCTTGCCATTGTTTAATTTTATTCATTACAATTTTTAACACACACCCAGGGTTTATCCTCAGTGTGCCATAACCCTTCTAAATCACGCCATGTTAAATCTTCAATAATATTTTTACTAAGATTAAAAATTCCCACCGTACTAAATTTATCTTTAGTATTTTGTATCATTTGATTTCGTAACGTATGAACTGTTAGTGTTTCTTCTAGTGGAGTTTCCAACCAATCAAAACCTACCCAACAGCAAGGAAATACATTACCCCGAGTATCTACATAAATTTCATTCTTTTGTACACACTTGGGTTTAATAGTTGCCTTTACAACTTGTTCTTTCCACACATTGATATCACGTTTAATATCTTCAAGTTTTATAAATGACACTTTCTTTTCTGTACTAGGATACAAGGAGTACTCAATGATGCCCGTTTTATCTTCAACTGGAAAACTATCCATATCATAAAATCTGCTGGTATATTTAAAATTAACTTTAGATACACCCAACGCTACCATAGCGTTTTGAAACTCTTCAACTTCGTGTTCGTTATGTTTGAACACTAGACAATCAACAATGGCTGTTCCGCCAGCTTGTATAAACGCTGTCATGTTATCAATAATTTTATGCCAGTCTGTGCCGCGTCTATATTTAACATGGCTTTCAGCAAATCCGTCAATACCAAAGCTAACTTCAATATCCAATTTAGCCAACTTTGTCCACCATGCCATGGATCGTGCGCTACCATTAGTATGTATCGATAATCTAGTTATAGGATTTACTTCCCTGACATATTCAAATATTTCATAACAATCTTGTGCTATGATAGGATCACCATAATTGCCACACGCATAGAAATTATCTAACTTGGCTAGCCACGTGGGATTAAACCATTGTTGAAACTTTGCCAGCGTTATTTCGTGCTGTCCTACAAAAGGACGTTCAGCGCCGCCATTCTTATTTCGACCGCACATAGGACAACTGGCTTGACATTTGTCAGTGAGCTCTATATGAAGATCTGTAATAGGGTACATTAGATTACCAAATGTTAAAAATATATTTTGGCGCAATACCACAGTTAGTTCCAGCATGCCACGCTTTTCGGCTAGTCCACTTGTAAGTGGCGCCTTGTTGTTGATTATATAAACAAGCATCCTCGGCTATAAAGATATGTCCAAACTGTGGTTTGCTCATATGTACATGATAGCGTACAGTATCAGGTAATGGTTCGTTGTCTTGTACATCCCAGTGTATTGGAGCAAAGAACCCAGGATGTATACGACTAACCCATGCATTAGTAAATGATTTTAAGTTTGACCATTCGGCAAATTGTTCTGCAATCTTATAATCAAAATGCTCCCCGGGATAAAACATATCCCACCCAACAGTGCCGCGCTTGTAATATCCAGCCTTATCCCACATTGAAGTAACTTCGTCAAGACCTTTTATGTTATCGTCCGGTGTATGCTTGGGCCCAATTATAGGAATTTGATTTTGTAACTCGCCAATTAATTCTTGCCAGTTAAAAGGAGATATACCAATGTACTCTATCATTTAGGTGTTCCCAAAAAATGAAACAAATAGTAAGGCTCTGTGCCACAGTTAGTTCCGGCGTGATAGGATCTATAATAATCCCATTTAAATATGCTGTGTTTTTCTATATTATAAAAACATTCGTCTTCTAAGATTAATACATGACCAAATTTAGGTTCGTCTATAAAACAAACATATCTGACCAATCCGCCTTCATCTAACCATTTATCTTCCTTGTCTTCCACATCCCAGTGATAAGGAACATTAGTACCTGGGAGTACTTTACTAATAAACACCCGGCGCGGAATGATGTTAAACATTTTTTCAAATATATTTTGTACTTCTATGTCAAAATGTTCGCCCGGATAAAAATCCCACCATTCAATTTTTGATAAATCGTAACCAGCATTAGTCCATGTATCGATTATTTCTCTATATTGAGATAGCTTTTTATCGTCTTGTTTATGCTGTCCTTCACTACGATCAACAACAGTGGTAACAGTATTGTAATCGCCAATGTGGTGCTGAATGTCAGCAATGACCTTATCCCAACTAATTAAACCTTCAGTAGATCCTACTAGTTTAGCCATTAAATATTTCTCTATAAATCCATTGCATGTTTTCACTTCCCCATAATACATGCGTACCTAAAGATCCTTTAAACATAAGTTCCATATTATATTTGCCGTCAACTAAGTCGCCTGTTTCATCAAGACGAGATTGAGCAGTATCGTGTATGATACCGTCCATGTACTTGGCCTCAATGAAAGGATCTGCTATTTCGACACATCCGTACCAATCAATTGTACGCAACTGATCTCCGTAGTCAACATAAAAACAATGAGGATACATTGTAAGTTTATAGACTCCGTTATTATATGCGTCTAGTAGCATATTAAAAACTTGCTCTCGCCAATGCATAGGCATATCGCCCTTATTGCCGTATAAGAGTGCATTGCAACTAGTGCCCCAATTATAAAATATGCGTTTGTTAGCATAATCTATATCAACTATGTCTGGGCTATATGGTTTGTCTTTAAAACGGCTAGCATATTCTACTTCTTTGTTAAAAAAATATTCAACTACTTCTTGTGTATAACCTTCACGATCGGGTTGCCATATACGTTGATAATTATTTTGCCAGTCATAATTAGCACAAAATATTTTACCATCGGGGCTTATTAACGGCTCGTAGGTTTGCTGTGACATGCAATTAGGTTTGCCGTCATTATCATATTTGTAAAAAGGTGTCCAGTTTGTTATATTCATTCTACTCTCGGCCCATTACTCATAAAAAATGCCGCAATCCACTTTTGTCCTTCAGTGACAGGCAATGACTCGTGTATAGTTGACTCGTTTATAGTTTCGTCTGGGTAGTCGTATTCGAAATACATAACTCCGCCTTTCTTAGGTTCTACAGTAACACCCAAGCTGGGCCATGTACAGCGTCCGCCTATATAATCATCGTTGAACCAAAAGATAGCAGTTGCCTTGCGGTCGCCGCCTTTGCTGTAGTATGGTACTACAGTACGGTCATAAGGATAATCGTGATGCAATCCAAAGTATTGTCCTGTTTCATAAAAATAAATGTCGCCAGCTTCTACATGACTTTCAGGAATGCCTACCGTAGTAGCTAACAAACTTTTAAAATACTGCCTGTCAGCAGGATCAGTATCCCAACTAATACTACGTTGTTCTACCTCTTCTGTAATCTGTCCATAAGTCTGCTCACGACTTTCTATACCAGCATTGGGATTCATTGCATCTTTGTATTTGGCAACTATGGCATCGCATACATCTAATGGCACAACATCTTCGAATACACTAATTCTTGGCAAATCTAATATTACACGTTCTTGCATTTGCTTACTCCTATTTGCATTTTGGCACTTTTGAGTCTGCTGAACTAACACATCTAGGAGTAATACATATTTTAGGTTCTTTGAATAAATCAAACCCTGTAAGAATATTTCCTATATTGTTTTCTTTACAACTGTATGCACGTTTAACTTCAGTACCTTTTATTATAACACTTTGATAGCCGGCATTGCAAGTCCAATTGGTAAAACTATTAAACCCTAGTGCGTTGAATCGTTCTGCTTGATCGATGTAATAATCCTGTGTTCCGTCAGTTAGTCTAATCTGAAAACCTTCCTGCTGTTCGAAATCATTTTGCATTATAGCGATCATCTCAGGAGTGTAACCTTCTACAATAGCAGTGGCAGTATCGTTACTCTGTGGTTTAAGAGTTACATTAATTCCGCGAGTACGAAATCGTTCGCATCGTTCAAGTGTTTCAAAAAATAGTTCAGGAACCATCACTTGATTAACCGTCACATGAACAAGCTCATGCATTAGTTGTAAACACTTGTCACCAAACTCTTGCTCTCGGGCAAACTCTGCGTGAAAGCTGGCTGTAATACTTCTGCGTTGTAACAATTCTGTATTGCGACACCACGTATTCCACCATGCGGAGCCAGGACTCAAATTAGTAGTCATATGGATACTTTGATAAGAACTTTTGGTTTCATCTAGGTGTTTTACCAAATCGGTTAACTGTTTGTAAGCAGTTGGTTCGCCGCCACTGAAACTCCAATGAAATTGAGTGAATCCGTTCAAACGAGCTTGACGTTTGATTTCATCGATAGTAGTCTTATAAACTTCTAATGTTTGATAATCCAATTTATCACTACGGGCGTAAGGCCAGCAATAGCTACATTTATAATTACAAAATCTGCCAAGTATCCAACTTATGTTAAATAATGGACGATCCAGCATCGTTTGTTGCCCAAAAGCAACAATATTTTGAAAAGGAATGGTTGTAAATGTCATTGACAGTATTTACAATCGATAGTATACTAACAAGGTAGACGTGAGTGGAACATGGTATACCTCCTCCAAGTAAGCTGACCCCCAGCTGAACGGAGGGACAGGGCTTGTGACTTAGTCATGCTTTGCAGGTTCGAATCCTGCCGTCTACACCATTTTTAATTTAGGCACAGAAAGGCATTATATGAAAAGGTTATTTTTAGGCTTGTTAGTTGTTTCAAATATGGCATCTGGACAAGAAATGGGTGTGATTGATACGAGCAAGAATTTTACTAACAAGACTACCATTACATTTGAACAATCTGACAATGTGTCTGAAACTTGTAATGCTTACAGAAAAAAATTAGGCAATCCAACTTTTCAACAACCCAGTCGAGCTTGTAGTTTTTGGACTAACGACACTTGCCTAATTATTACAGCACGTAAAGTATTGCCAGAAAGTTTGGCACACGAAGTATTACATTGTATTCAAGGTCATTGGCATAAATGAAAAAAGTAGCAAGTAGTCCTGAACGACACACTTTCCAAAAGGAAGGCGCAATACGGCGGGCAGAAGAAGCGGGTGAAGAACCTAACCAAGCCTACATCGACATGTGGGAACAGATTAAGATTGACGATGCTAACAAGATCCACGATCCAGCTTGGCAAAAGAACAACATGGAGTATGATCTCCGTAGCAGTAAAGAACTGTGCGACAAAACCAAGCAGTCGGACAACTATGCTCAAAACTTGTATGCGGCTATGTGTAATATGCAATGGCAAAGCAGAGAGTTTTGGCAAGAGATGAAAGGCGAAGTTTGGAGTGCCAGTTGGCGTCATAGTGGCGGTATTGTTGCTGACATGCGTGAACAAGGCGACTACATTGATTGGTACTGTAGTGGTATTGGCAACGAAGAATTAGGTAACGGCTTAACAGGTGCTATCCCAGACATCTCCGATGGACGCAATTATGTACCAGAAGGTACTATTACTGAAGAAATTGAATTGGATTTAAACCGATTAGGGTGGAGGCCAGTACCCTGGAGTGACGATGAAGATTGATACTGAACATTTACATTTTTGGATGAACGCTATCCGTGAAAGCAATAACCCAATGCGTACACTCGATGCGTTTTGGAGTGGGCAAATGAAAAGCAAAGAATGGCTTATAGATAATCTAGAGCCATTTGTAACTAAACCTAGCCGTATAGAAATACACGGTGGTTGGGTAGGTGTACTGGCCAGTATGATATTTCAAAGTAAAATACCTGCTCGCTATATTGCCAGTGTAGACATCGATCCACTATGCCAACACGTTGCTACCATGATGAATAAGATAGAAGAACAGGACGGCAAGTTTAAAGCAATTACTCACGACATGTGTACAGTTCCAGTTCATGGTGATGTTATTGTTAATACAAGTTGTGAACATATCACCCAAGAGCAATATAATATTTGGTTAGAACGAATGCCAATAAATAGTTTGCTAGTACTACAAAGTAATAACTACAAGATAGCAGAACATGTTAGGCTTGCCGAGTCGGTTGACGATTTTGCAGAACAGTGTAAAATAAAAATACTGTGGCAAGGTGAACTGCAACTACAGTTATACAAACGATTTATGATAATTGGAACCAAATGACAACATTAACATTTACAGCTGAAGAACTTTTTGAAGACATTCCTGGAGATCCAGATAATGTCATTATGAAACTTCCTCCAGAAATTTGCGAAGCACAGGGTTGGGTAGAAGGCGACACACTTAATATTCAAGTAGAAGATGGAAAGATGATCATTAGCAAAGCATGAGTAAGGACGATTTACTGGAACTGACTGGGCAAGTCACTGAGGTATTGCCTGGCAATATGTATAGGGTACAGCTGGACGATAACCAGCATATCATATTGGCCTACTTGGGTGGCAGGCTAAAACAACACAAAATTAAAATTATTTTGGGCGATAAGGTCCGAGTGGAAATGAGCACTTACGACTTATCAAAAGGTCGTGTAACATATAGGTTATAAAATGAACACAGTAATGGAAACGGTATCTTCTGTTTGCAATCAAGTTAGACATAACAGCAAACATGGTGTAAGTTTTCAAAACCTGTTGACCATGCTACGTAGAGAGTTTCGTGGACGTGGATTTGATCTTAAAATAAAATCCGATAGAGATAAAGGACTAGGTCCTGTAGAATTTTATGTCAACGCATACTACGATGCCGAAGACGATCGAAATAAAGAAACTCCAATTGAAGTAGTAGTACATCACAATTTTGAAAAATCTGCAATATGGGATCAAAAGCATACTACAGAATTTTTAATACAAATATTTGATGCCACTGTACACGAATACAAACATCAACGCCAAAGCATAAAACGTAAGTATAACGTATACGCTGAAAATGTTAAATCCCCTTACAAAGAATATCTTGCAGAAGATGACGAACTTGATGCTTATGCACTTAGCATTGCAATCGAACTTTGCCGTACTTTGGGAAAATTTAGAGCATTGAGATTAATGAGTAAAGCATCGGCCCTTGCCAGATTGAAGTTTAATGGCAGGTATGTTAGTCCAAACTTAGCGGCATACTTTGGACAGTTTGGATCAATTGACAATCCATTACTCAAAAAGTTAACCAAAAAGGTATATGTACGTCTACAAAAGATTGACACGGATGCAGTTTTCCTGTAAAATACAAAGTATAGCAACTACACACAGAGAGCGAAATGGCTAATAAAGAGTTTCCTACGCAACAGGTTCTAGAGCTAGCCTGTGCGGCACAACGCATCAACGGTGCTTACATTAAAGAAGCAGAAAACGTCTGGGCTGAAGACGGTGTCTTTATGTACTCTAAAAAGACCAACAAAATGTTAATGTTGTGTACTCTCATCCCTACAAACTGGACTGCCGATCCAAAAGATGCTCCAATGCCTCTAAGGATACTACCCGAAGATGTTGCACAAGCAGAAGAAATCAAACGACACTTTCGTAAATTCATGTTTAGTGCTATCGAAGGCGAAAACGATTTTCAAACTAATATAAATGCTATTCTCAGTTCCGAGTTAGTTGCTACTAACAAGTTTGGTTATGTTGGTTGTTTGCCCAGCGTATATGCGAGAGATGTTGTTCAAACTAAAGTTAAAAAAGCCGCAAGAGCTGTCGAAGAAGGTTATTTGGCAGAAATTGGTAGCACCATCAAAGATTTAGATGCAGAAATTATTTCCTCAGTTAAGTCAAAAAACTTTGAAGGCTGGAACATAGATGCTATAATAAACAATAAGATGGTATCTTGGATGAACAAAACGGATCTTAAACTAGGCCCAGCTGTTGTAGTCAAAGCCAAAGTTAAAGATTGTAACAAACACTGGAAACATCAAAATGATGTGACTAGACTACACTATGTAAAGGCGGTACAATAAATGGCAGGTAAAGCAAAATCAATTTATCTTACAGTGACCACACTGGATCATAAAACAGTATTTCATCGTATGTTTTTTAACGCACAGCATTATAATGATTTTGTTAAAACTGAAGAATTTAAAGCAAAGTATCCAACAACAGAATATAAAATTGTGAAAGAAACTTATTAACATGTCTTACTCTTGGATTTTGATTATTGCTATGTATAGCCCTGCTGGAGACTTTATGGGTAAGGATACCGTGGGATTCGAATCCAAGAAATCGTGTGAAGCAGTACGAGTACAACTACCTAATTTGGATCATCCAATGCGTGTACGACATAAGGGACTGTGTGTGACTCGAGATCATTGGGAAGGTAAAAAGAAAATGCCAGGAGTAGACTATGACTAAAGAAAAACACAAGAAGTATCAATGGATCGATGGTGAAACTGCGGATCGCATTACTAGTATGAATCTAAAAGACTATCGTGCGTATCTTAAGAAAGAAATCAAGCAGTGGAAGAAGAATCCTAAAAGCGATGCTAATCCTACCGGCTACTGGCTACACCCAGAAGATGTAGGACTTAACATTCAAACTATTGCGGCACTGGATTTGATTATCAGTCATTTTCCAGAAACATCGGATGAGATAAAATGAAACAAGAACTAGACAAATTGTTGTGCGAGCGGTATCCAAAGATGATGGTAAACCGCAACAAAGGTATGCAAGAAACTTGTATGTGTTGGGGTTTTGAATGTGGAGATGGTTGGTTCAATATCCTGGATCAGCTAATGGGTAATATTCAACATCACATTGATTGGAAGGAAAAGCAACGTAAATGGGCTATTGAATATAACGAAATGGCCACACAGGCCAAGGCTGGCAACTTTGACTTGTTTGAAGAAACTACAAAGGCTCAACCCAACGATGAGTATAAAGAAAAACGACTAGCGGAAATTGTTGCTGGAGACTTTAGACAAGTGCCCGACTCAATTCCACAAGTGACACTGGACCAAGTCAAAGAAAAGTTTGGTACACTGAGATTTTATTACTCAGGCGGTGATGACTATATCAGCGGCATGGTTAGCCTAGCAGAAAGTCTAACTGGTGTCACTTGCGAAAGCTGTGGTAACGTTGGTGAGCGGCGCGGTGGCGGTTGGGTGCATACATATTGCACACCATGTGAAGAAGCACGTGAAGTTGCTCGTGCAAAAGCAGACGAAGAATGGGAACATAAAAAATTACTCAAAGAAGGATTTGAAGAATAA